CTACCTTGCGGATGAACTCCCGGAGCATCCGCTCGGTCATATCGTAATCGGAGATTACGCCGTCCCTCAGGGGACGGATGGCGACAATATTGCCGGGGGTCTTGCCCAGCATCTGCTGGGCCTCGGTGCCCACCTTCAGCAGCTTGCCGGTGTTTTTGTCCAGCGCCACCACCGACGGCTCCCGGAGCACAATGCCCTTGTCCTTGATAAAAACCAGCACGCTGGCGGTGCCCAAATCAATCCCGATATCTCTTGCAAACATAGTTTTCACTCCTGTTGTAAATCTATAAGATGCGCCTGGAGCTCTGCCCAAAAGCGCCTTGGATCACCATGGATATTCGGTCTAAGCCCTTCTCTGGGTATCACATCTTATGATACTAAACTATTTCCCATTTTGCAAGACTTTTTCGCCGCCGCGCCCTTTAATTTTTCGTAAATGTTGGTACTGCCCTTTTCAACATCATGCCCAAAATGGACCCAGCAAAACCGCCCTCTGGCTGTGTGGGGGGAGGACTTTGCCCCGACGTTGTCGCGCTGCGCCTGTTCGCGACGGCTCCGCGCTTCTAAACGACACCAAGCCCCCAGCCGTCCTACATCCGCGGCTGGGGGCTTACTTCTGACTTGAATTGTCCAAGGGCCTGTACCTCGCTTTCTTCCGCCTTGCGGACGTTCTGTGTTGGGGCTGCGCCTGAAACTGATGTCTCCCTGTTTCCTCAAACAATGGCAGGCTTCAGACTGAATCTGGCTTCCGTCGCTTTCACAAGCGTGTTTGGAACGAGCCGAGGCTTCGTTTCACTTTGCGTTCCCCAATCACGAAAAGAGGTGGTGCGTTCTACATTAGTACATTGGACTCACCTTTTTCCTTTCTGTCTGTATTATACGATAAAGCCTCAGGTTTGTCAACCCCTTTTTGTGAAATTTTCAAAAAATTTTGCCGGTCCCGCACCCACGGGACCGGCGTTGTCGCGCTGCTCATGACGGCCCCGCGCTTCTGATCACGCTGCGAAGCGGCCAGCGCGCTCGGACGCTTTCCCTACGCCTCGGCCTGGTCTGCGGGCGGCTGCGCCACCCTCCGCTCGGCCTCGCTTCGGTCCAAGCTTCCTCGCTGTCCGCTTCTCCGCGCTTCTCGCTCACTCCGGGTAGTCCAGGTTTCCGTCGTTCTCGATGGCCAGGCCGTACCAGCTCAGCCCCGAGGCCGCGGCGTCCCCGAATGTGGGATGCCACCCGGCCACCATCCCCCAGGTGTTGTACCAGAACACGTACGTCACATCCACATGGCTGGGCAGAATCTCCTCGATGATGACCCGCAGGCGGTCAAACCCCTCGGGAATACCCGCCACATCGGGGAAGTACACCTTCACATACCCAGGCTGGCCGGTCTCCTCCGCCCTGGCGTTGAGTCCGCAGCCCCGCAGGGTGTCGTTGATAGCCTCGGGGGTGAAGCTGTCCCCGCCGATGCGCAGCAGCGCCGCCAGCGCCGCACGGCGCTCCCGCACTGTGTGGCACACCGGGCGGTAGGGCAGCAGCGCCTCGATGCGCTCCAGCCCGAACCCTTGGGCGGTGGTCAGATTCATCTCCCGGGCGGTGTCGTCCAGCTCCGCCAGCCTGCCGTCCAGCGACCCGCCGTAGGCAGCCAGTTCCCCCCGGTTGATGGCGCCGGGGCGCAGATCATAAACCCCCAGCGGCTTCAGCAGGGAGACCAGATATTCCTCAAACTTCACCCGCCTATGCCCCCTGTCCGTTCACAATGCGCAGATCCCCCAGCACCGGCAGGATCACGCCGTCCAGCGGCAGATCGGCTTCCGGCCGGACAAAGGCGCAGTTTGCCACCCCGTCCACACCGAATACCAGGCTGGTGAGCTGGGCGCGCAGCAGCGGCTGGCCCAGCCGCTCCCCGTTGAACCAGCCCCGCAGCGTCTGCTCCACCGCCTGGGACACCTGGTCAAACGTCCAGTCCTCCTTGGCCCACAGCTTCAGCTCCAGATCCACCGTCTCCACTGCGGGAGCGTACACCTTCACATCGCAGGCAATCTCCCGCACCCGGTCGAAGTACCCCTGGATCTCGCGGATCAGCGCCTCGCTGGGCACGCCGCCCTGAGCGGCGGGTACGACGTCCACCGTACCCACACCCCGGTTCTTGGGCAGTACCATTACCGCCGCCACCTCGTCGAAGGACATGGCCGCCTGCCAGTAGAAGGCGTTGTTGGCCCCGTTGGCCAGCCGATGGTAGGTGGCCAGCACCCGCTCCCGCAGCTCATTGTCCCCCTCCTCGTCCAGTCCGTTGGACAGCGGCGCGGGGTTGGAGCAGGCCACAATCCGCATAGGCGGCAGGGACATATACACAATGGTTCCCGCACCCACGTTGCCCGCCGCCCCGGCCTCACCGGCAATCACGGGCACCTCGGCATAAGGCTCCCCCGGTTCCACCGCCGCCGCCTTGGTGGTGAAAAACCGCATCCCGGCGGCGGTCATGCACACCGTATTGATCGGAATTTCAATTGCCGACTCCTGGGGCTGATCCACGTAAAAACGCACCGTCCCCGTGGCCTTGGCCGCCTGCCGGCGGGCGACGTTGCGCAGCTGCGCGTGCTTGTCCAGATCCTCCCCCCGGGCCGTCTGAGGGAAGCACTGCCGCCGCGTCCACTCCCCCTGGACATACAGGCTGTAGATCTGGGCGGCTACGGCGTAAAACCGCACCGCCAATTCGCTGCTGCTCCCGGCGGTTTTTCCGGTCTGGGCCTGGAATTCCGCCGCCAGCCCCGCGTAAATTTCCTCTAAGGTAATCAAGCTCTCATCCCTCCAACTGGGCCGTCACGGAAAGCCGGGCGCCCTGCCACAGCAGACCCACATTCACCCACAGCGCGTCGTCCTCCCGCCGCACCTCCGCGCCGGTCACCACCACATCGTCCAGCTCCTCCAGCGCCTCCACTGCAAATTGCAGCGCCATGCTCTCCCACTCCGACGGCCTGGCCCGCCGCAGCAGATACATCCGGCTGCCCAGCTGCGGCAGGAAGGGGAAGCTCTCCCGCCGTGCGGTGAGGCGGAACAGCACCTCGGCCAGCAGCTCGTCCCCATCCTGCACCACACTCACGCCGCCGTTTCCGTCGGCTACATAATCTCTGCCCTTCAAAAGCAGGCCCATTCCATCAGCCTCCCACCAACATTGCCAAAATCCGCGCAATCAAATCCTCTAACCGTTCGCCATTGACGTAAACCGTGCCGTTCAGGTTCACCCGCCCCCCCTGTACCGTGGCGGCACCCTGGGCGGAGACACCCACCTGGTTCCCGCTTAATGTCAGGGCTTTTGCCTCGACGTCCACCGCGTCGGGCCGCGGGGCCCCCTGCCGGACGCCAACAATGGCGGGGATCTCCCCCTGTCCCCGAATCACCAGCACCCGCTGATCCGCCTGGGGCGTCCAGCGGTAGCCCGCCGGGGCATATACCTCCAGCCCCCGGCGCTCACTTTCCAGCAGCACCGCCGTCCCGCCTTCGCTCATCGTGACGATGCCGGTCTGCCCCTCGCCCCATTCAACAGGCCGCTTCTGCTGTCCGCTCAGCCACATAAATAAAAAACCTCCTGCTCCGCGCTTCTTTCAAATCATCGCGCCCACTTCACCCAGCACCAGCGTGGTCGTCAGCCCTCCGCCGCCGCAGGACACCTCCACCTGGGCGGCGCGGTAGCGCCCGTTAGCCCCGAACCCCTCCAGCGCCACATCCACCAGATCCCCTGGCCAGGCCAAAAACCCCCCGGCGGCGGTGAGGCGCATCCGCACCCGCTCCCGCCGCGCGGCCCGGAGCTGGTAGTCCGCCGTATACCGCATGGCGGTGGTGCCCGTGGTATTGGGCACGGTGATCACCCGCCGGGCCCGGCCCCCCTGGGCGATAAACGCCGGGTCGGACACCCACTGGGTGCCCCAGGTGGTGCGCCGCCGCACCGCCACCTGGCTGAGCACCCCGTGGCGCTCCTCCCGGTACTCCCACCCAGTGATCTTGTCCTTGTCCCCGACGCACACCACCTTGGCGTCGGCGTGGGGATCCAGCACCAGCCGCCCCATCCTGTCGAACCGGGGTACCACCCCGCCGTAGTAGCAGGCGTACCGCCGCACCACGCTCCACTCGCTCTCGCCGCTGCTCACCAGGAACCCGTTCACCGAAGCCAGCCCCGCGCCTCCCACCGCCGCAATCCCGTAGGGGCTGACATGGTTGGCGATGATATCCGCCCGGGTGGCCTTCTGGTACTCGGCGGGCATAGCCTCGTTGTCCAGCAGCAGCGCCGCCATCCCCCGGCCCGCCAGTTCCAGATACAGCCCATCTTTCCCGCACAGTACGGCAAACTCGTCCACAACCCCGGTGAACACCCGCTCGCCCTCCCACTCGGCATAAAACCGGCAGGCGTCGGACAGCACCTTCTCCTGCCCCCGCTTCCACAAGCACCGCAGGGAAAAGCTGTCGCAGGGGGTGTCGGTGCCATAGCACAGCTTCCAGCTTACGGCGGTAGGCAGCTTCCACGTCTGCCCGCCGCCCAAAATCACCCAGCACTCAATCATCGAATTCTCACCCTCTGTCCCGGATAAATCAGGTTGGGGTTGCGAATCTGGGGGTTCAGGGCGATGATGCTGTTCAGCGGCTCCCCATACCGCCTTGACAGCCCCCACAGGGTATCCCCCCACACCACGGTATGCCACTCCCCCTGGGCGTTCCCGCCGGTCTGCGTCCCACCGGAAACTGCCGCCGTGGTCAGCTCGGTGGTATTACCGTTGGACATGACCTCCCAGAACTCGAAGGAATAAGCCACATAATCCCTCCGAGGCTCCTGCCGCAGCTCCAGCCCCGCAAACCACGCCGTAGTGGTCATCCATACCGGGTGGACCAGCACCCCCGGCTTCTCCTCATAAAACACATTTGCCAGCTCTTTGAAGGTTTCGTAAGCCCCCGCGCCTACGAACTCCCCCTCTCCCTTCAGCACCCGCCGGGTCTGGCCCAGGCTCTGCAAATAGTGCCGTCCGAAGGGGATTTTGTGCACCGCGATTTTCCGCTCATAGGTGATGGAATACACCCTGGGATTGTGGGGCCACACGAAATTTTTAAACCGCATGGGGGAAAGAATCATCGTTATCCGCTCCTCCCGTTGTCACGCTGCGCAGGCGGCTGGCCGCCCCGCACTCAGAATATGGACATACCGCCGTCATATCTCCGGCTGTCCCTGCGCACCGCCCGGTCCAGCTCATCCACGGCCAGCGGCGCCGCGCCCCCCAGCTCCTGCGCTCGGGCAGGCTGCCCCGCCTGCTCCGGGGGCAGGGCCGGGGCGGCAGGCCGCGCCCCCCGCACGGTCTGCCGGTACAGCCCCTCCAGCCCCGCCTGGGCCTCAATTGCCCGCCGCGCCCCCGCAAGCAGCGCTTCCGCCGCCCCTTCCGTGGTGTATCCGGCCGTCCTCTGGCGCGCCTGCGTCTCAGCCGTTCCCGCCGTCCACAGCTCATCCTCCGCCCCCTGGAGCTGCTTCGGCATCGCCTGCCGCCGCGCGGCGTCCATGTCCGGCTCCACGCTGCGCACCGACCACACCGGTCCTTCCTTCCAAAGTGCCTCCGGTCTCCCGCTGTCCTCATCCATCTTGCCGGCATTCTGTCCGGGCCGTTCCAACCCAATCTGCCCCGCCGCCTGTCCGCCGCTCCTGCCGTCCTCCGCAGGGGAAGGCCCCATTCCCGTCTCCCCGGCCCTTCCCCCGCCCCCACGGGGGAAGGCCGGATCATCAGCCATCCGCGCCAGGGCCAGGATGTCCTCCCGCCCTTCTTCATCGTTCTCCTCCGCCGCTATCCCCGACAGCAGCTCCTCAATCCGGTCAACCAGCGTCCCCGCCCCCTTTCAGCTCCTGATACCGCGCCCAGTCAAACCCGGAATTCACCGACCAGCTCCCTCTGGGCGCGCCGCACACCGGGCACGGCTCCTCCACAGCCTTCTGCCTGCATTCGGGGCACAGCCGCGCCAGCTCCTCCTCCTGATCCAGCGCCAGGTTCAGGGCACACCACAGGTAATCCCGGTCGGTCATCTCCTTCGCCCGATTTTCGGTAGGCAGAGCGCCGAACAGCCGGAGCACACGCCACTGAAGGCGCTCATAATGCGCGTGCTCCAGGCTTTTTTTCGCCGCTGGATCTCCTGCTCCCCCGCCAGCGGCGAGGGGTTGCATTCCCGGTTAAACTCCGCCCAAGCGTCCGCCAGCCGGGCAATTTCCTCCAGGCGCAGCCCATCCAGCGCCGATTGGCCGTTCTCAAACACTGGCTCACCGCCGCGCTCCAGCGCCTTGGCCACCAGGCAGGCGTTCCGGCACACCGCCCGCTCCTTCCCGTCCAGCGCAAGCGCGTCGCCCTCCCGCCGGGCCTCCAGCACCTCCCGGGCGGACAGCAGCCGTAGCGTCCTCCCCCCGCCCGCCTTCACCCGGTCAGCTCCAGCCCAAAATCCGCTGTCCATTTAGGCCGCCGCCTCCATCCGGCTTCGGGCCACCAGGGTCAGCTTTTCCACCACCATCCTGCCCAGCTGGGCGTCCTCCTGGATGTCGCTCCATTGGCAGTCGGAGTAGATCACCTTCCTATCGGGCTTGCAGATCACCAGGGAAAAATTCTTCATGCTGTAAAAATCCAGCTTATCGGCGATGGCCTGATCGGTGGCGTACAGCCTGGTCAGCTGAATCACATAATTCTGGGGTCCCTGCACCGTGGCCACCGGCTCCTCCTCGCCGAAAGCCTCCACCGTCATGGAGCTCCGTGTGGTCTTGCAGTTGTAGCTCTGCACCACCGCCACCTTCTGGCCGTCCAGCTCCAGCCAGATATCAGAGCTGGTTGGGAACCCCGCCGCACCCAGCCCCGCGCTGAAATTCGTACTCAATCAAATTCCTCCTCGCATTCACAATGGTTCCGCGCCGTCCGCTTCTCCACGCTATACGGTAATATGCGCGCTCAGCCACACCTGGTTGAGCCCGTGGGCCACGGTGAACGCGAATTCCACCAGGCACACGGTGGGGTCGCTGTCCAGCGCCGACACGGTCACGTCCTCATAGCCGTCGATGACCTCCCGGCCCACCCGCTTCTCCAGCTCCATCACCACCAGCGAGCGGATGGCCCCCCGGCTCTGGGGGGTGTTCTTGGCCCGGCTGAACTTGGCGCGCAGGGCGCTGCGGATGCCCGGTATCACCTCGTCCACCACTAAAATCGTACTCAGCTCCCGCCATGTGGCGTCCGCCGCCCCGCCTGTCTTGGTCCGGGTGGTGACGCCGCGCACCACGTAGCACGACCCCGCCAGCATCTCCAGGGCTGTCACGCCCCCCTGCACCAGCAGGTTCACCTCCCTGTCGTCGTAGTTCCGCTCCAGGCCCTCCAGCCCATACAGCTGTGCGCCCCCCAGGGGCAGGGCCGGGTCGGAGCTCCCCGCCACGGCCCCGGCCACGGCGGCGGCGCACAGCGCCCCGCCGGATCCGTCCTCCATGCCGGGCGCCACCAGCACCATCCGCTCGCAGTTGAGCTGCGCGGCGCGCTGGGTGAGCTGTTCCACATCCTCCCCGTCCTCGCCGCCCACCACAGCGATGCGCTCCCGCCGGGCGGCGGAGCATTCCAGCACCACGTCCTTCAGCGCCTGCTGTACTGTCAGGTCGGCGCTGTCGCACACCACCACGTTCACATCCTCCAGCGCCGCCATCACGGCGAAGGCCGCGTCGTAGTCCCCCCCGGCGGGTATGCCGTACACCATGCCCGCGCCGTTGCGGATGGCCGCCTGGGCCATCCGGCTCAGGGCGCAGTCCCCCACGTCCGCCGCCGCCCGGCTGTAACTGGTCCACTGGTAGCACTCCTCCAGCCCCGTCTTGTCCACAGCAGCCACCACCGCCACATTGCCGCCCCCTGCGGCGGCGGCGGTGAGGCTGGACGCCTCATAGGAGGAATACACCCCCGGTCTCTCATGCTTGGTCACCGCGCTCATTCCATTCTCCCCTTCACTTCAAAGTCGGTAAACGCGCCTGTATCCCCGTCCGCCCGGGCGGTCAGCCATGCCCCGCACCGGCAGGCCACCTCCTGGCGGTACAGTCCGTCCCGTTCCGAAAACTCAACCCGGCCCATCCGCACCTCCAGGGCGGGCAGGCCCGCCGCTCCCCGCCACGCCAGGCACTCCGCGGCGGTCTCCGCCGCTTTGCGGCAGGCGTCTCCGCCCACATCCCTGGGCGCGAAGATATCCAGCGCCAGCGTCAGCTCCGCCCGGCGTCCAAAGACCTCCCCCTCCCGGCCGGTCTCCGGGTCTTTGCCCACGCCCAGGTAGTCCTGGAACCCGCCGGACGCGCACGCCACCTCGCTCACAGCCACCGCCGCCACCGCCCCCCGCCACCGGGCGGCGGCAGCGCAGTCCATGGCGGCCACGGCGTTCAGCCCCGCCTGCCGCAGCTGCTCCGCCACCCCGTCCCGCCACGCATTCAGCGCCCCATTCACGGTTTGTTCTCCCCGCAGGGCCGCAGCGCCATCCACAGGTGTGTGACCTGTCCGCCCACCCAAATGGGCCGCACCGTCATCACCTCGTAGCGCCCGCCGCCCCATTCCAGCCAGCCTCCCGGGCCGGTCTGGTCCAGGGGCAGCCCCGGCTCGGCCAGCCCCAGAAAGCGGTCCTGGGTATAGCTTCCCAGCACCCCGGCGGTGTACTGCCAGTCGGCGCGGGTCATGGGCTGGACAATGGCCATACCCCGGCCCGCCTCGGTCCCGTCCTCCCGGCAGCACGCCATCTCCTGCCCATAGGTCTTGATGACCCACTCAAACGCCTCGGTCAACCTTCCACCCCCCGAAACACAAACCCCTCGTCCTTGAGGAACGGCCCCATGAGCTCAAGGGCCTTCCGGGCCAGCGTCCCGCCGCCCCCGGCCTCCCTGCGCACGGAGATATCCCCCGCCGACAGGGCGGTGACGCCCTCCAGCCCACGGCCTTCCCGCAGCCAGTCCATGGCCAGCCACGCCGCCGCCAGGGGGTAGGCCCCCCGGCAGTCCTCCGCCGTGAGGCCGTCCTTCAGCCTTCGGTCCAGCGCCTGGCAGGCCGCCGCGCACAGGGTGCGCAGCGCCTCCTCATCCTGGTCCACGCCCCCCAGGGCCTGGGCCAGCTCCAAAACCTGTTCCGTCATGCCGCCGCGCCCCCTAAATGAGAAACGCCCCGTCGCCCCTGCCGCCCGGGGCGTCCTCCCGGCCGTAGCCCAGCTGCGCCTCCGGCGCCAGCAGCTTGTCCGCCCTGCCCCGGTACAGCTTGATGAGCCCCAGCAGCTCCTCCTCGTCCAGCTTGCCGGCCACCTTTTCCAGCAGGGCATGGCCCGCGCCCTGTTCGGCGATGCCCGCCAGCCGCACCAGCTCCCGGCGCAGGCTTTTCAGGTACTTCCGCCCCAGCCTGGCTTCCGCTTCCGTCCGTCCCCCGGCGCTTTTGATGACCCCCGCCTTCCGCTGGGCGGGCACCGCCACGAAGGACCACTCATAGGCGTCGGACGCCCCGGTGAGCACCCCGCAGCACAGCTGTCCGCCGTACTCCTCCCCCTTCTCGTGGGGGCAGGAATCCAGTTCCCCGCCGCACACGGAGCACAGCACCTTGTCTACCGCGCACCCCACGCTGACCTCCCGCTTGATCCCCCCGTCGATCTCGGCGATGAGGGCGGCG